AACAACAGAGTGGGCCAGAGGTCACGGCGGATGATTTTAATCCTTGGGATGCCTTTACGAATGATAGTTCTGAGTCAAGTAAGTACGTTAATCAAAAGATAAATAGTACTGTGGAACAGATAGTATCAGAAAGGCTTGCCCAGCAACAGCAACAGATGCAGTCTCAAATGCAAATGCAGAACACTGTGAATGAATTACGTGGAACTTATCGGATGTCGGATAATGACATTCAAGATTTTTTACAATTCACCACTAAACCAAAAGAGCAGGTAGGTTTGAATAACTTAGTAAAGCTCTGGCAAATGCAAAATGGACAGTCTGTTGCTAACAACGATACAATGGAAGCGGTAAATGCGGCCAAGCAAGCTCCTAGAACTGCTGGTGTGTTACAAGGGCAATCCCCTGACACACCAAAGAATGATGCTGACAAGGTATTTGATAGCATAATGGGTACTGGAGCGGGTTCTGCATTGCCGTAAATAATAACCACATAACACAAAGGTAATAAAATGGCAATATCATATAATACAGGCACTTTAAAGTCTAGTGATGTTACTGCTACTACCTCTGATGCTTCTGTAGGCCAAAGACCGGATAGGAGACGGATATTTAATTTTGGAGACCGTGTTGCTGAATTAGCACCGGAAGAGTCTCCATTTTTTGTATATCTGTCTAAGGTTGCTAAGGCACCTACTGATGATCCAGTATTTCGATACTTGGAAAATCGTAACAAGATCAATTTTACCGATCGCTCTTTTTTAGTAAAAGGTGCTGTTGGTACGGTTGCCGCTGGATCTTCATACAGTTTTACTGTTGATACATCTGGTGGTGCGGCGGTTGAATACTTGTTAAAAGGTATGGTGTTTATTGTTCAGACAGTTGACAGGACAGGAGACGCAGGTATTGGACATGCAGTAGTCAGAGTTGATTCAGCAATTACGCACGGATCAAGTGATAGTAGCTTCACTGGAAAAGTAATAGACTTGTCAAATTCAAATGTATCTGGATATAATTCAGTTGCAGATAACGACACTTGTCAAATCATCGGTACTTCTTTTGAGGAAGGTTCTGGTTCTCCAGATGTTTTTTCAACTGAGCTAGAAGATGGATATGGGTACACTCAGATCTTCAAGACAGCCGCTGAAATGACTAACACTGCATACGCAACTCGCTACAGAGGATATGCAGATGAATGGAGTCGTATCTGGGCTGATAAGCTTCGAGAGCATAAGGTTGACATTGAAAGAGCGATGCTCTTCGGTCAAAAAGCTCGTCAAGGCGGTATTCAGTACACGGAAGGTCTAGTAGGTCACATCTTGAAAAATGTTAACCCTACGGTTAACGATGCGGCTTTTAGTTATTCTTCAGGTAGTGCTTACTACAGAAGTGTAGCTCAGGCAGAGATGACATATGACAGATTACTAAGTGACCTTGAAGTAATTTTTGACCCTGCAAGAGGCGGAGCAAACGATAAGTTAGTTCTTTGTTCTCTTCCGGTAATTACTTACTTTAATAAACTTGGTGATGGTGCATTCCTTGATGCATCCATGGGACATGGTAATAATAACTATAGAGTAGACATGACAAGTCGCGATGGTGCGTTTGGTCATTCCATCATGGTTATTGATACTATCCACGGAAGGCTTAATCTTGTTAAAGAGCCGTTGTTCAGAGGAATCGCAGATGGATTCATGCTAATGGCTGACATGAGTCAGGTTGCTTATCGTCCGTTGATTGGAAATGGAATAAACCGTGATACACAGGTTCAAACCAATGTTCAGTCCGCCGATGAGGACTTGAGGAAAGACATGATCTTGACCGAAGCCGGTCTTGAAGTTACTCTTTCTGAGTCTCATGCATTAATTAACCTTGAAAACGATTAAGGAGGTTTGTAATGGGTGCTACAGCAAGTCTAAATAAATCAAGTGGTCAGTATGGTGGCGTAGCTAAAAGCGTGATATTCGTACCAGATGCGGCTACATATACTGTTTCGTTAAATAATAATGGTAAAGTTCATGTAATGCCTGACTTGACAGCGGATTGTACAATCACGTTGCCAACTGAAGCTGAAGGTCTTTATTATACATTTTGGTATGGTGGTACAGCCGCTGATGCTCAAGACTGGATAATTCAGACAACTGGCAATAGTAATTACATGATTGGTGGGTTAGTTGGTCACGATACCGATAATGGTGGTGACGATACTGCTGTAATCGATTCAGATAACAACAGTAATTCTCAGCTAACTATCTTTACCCCGATAGCAGGTACTAAAGTAGAGCTTTGTTGCGATGGTGTAGTTTGGTATGTGAATGGACATGTCATATCTGCAACTGACACATTCTTAGCTTTTGCTGATCAGTAAACATCCGAATACATAAGGATAGCAGTTTTAGGTACTGTAGGGGTTATCAATAAAAGGTGACCCCTAAAACCTAAAAGGATTAAAAATGAATAAATGCGTACATTGCAAAAAAAATAATAAAGAGAATTGGTTTTACTGTAAGAGTTGTGGTAAACGAGCTTCTGAAAGTAAGTTTACTACTAACATGTGGATGACTTCTCAGATGGGAAAAAGAACGGATGTTGAGCTTTCCATGCAGAGCATTGATCAAAACATTAATGAAATGAATAGGAGAAGAAGTGCCTAGTAAAAAAGATTCTAGACTTTCAAGGGTTGGTGTTTCTGGTTATAATAAGCCAAAGCGAACCCCTAATCATCCCAAAAAAAGTCATGTTGTCGTAGCAAAGGTAGGTAATAAGATAAAAACCATACGCTTTGGTCAGCAAGGGGTAAGGGGTGCAGGTAAAAACCCTAAGACAGCAAAAGACAAAGCAAGGCGTAAATCGTATTATGCTAGACATAATGCACAAGACCCCAAACCAAGTAAGTTATCTGCGAGGTACTGGAGTCATAAGGTAAAGTGGTAATGAATAAAAAAGTAAAAGCTCCCAAAGGTTATCATTGGATGAAAGCTGGTCGTGGTTATAAATTAATGAAGAATCCTTCTACTGGATACAAACCACATAAAGGTGCTAGTTTAATGGCTAGTTTTAAGGTACAAATGAAACACGCAGGTGCTAAGAAAAAATAATGTCTTCCGCTAAGCGAACAAAAGAGTCCATGTGGAAACGAATTGTCGCTAGTGTAAAGGCTGGTAGTAAAGGTGGTAAAGCAGGGCAATGGAGTGCTAGAAAGGCACAGTTAGCGACTGCCAGATATAAAAAAGCAGGAGGTGGATATAGAGGAAAGAAATCTTCTAGTAACAAGCTTTCTAAATGGTCAAAACAAAAATGGGATTATGTTAGTAAGGGAGATGAGAAAAAACCAAAAAGTAAACGAGGACGTTACCTTCCTGAGTCGGTTAGGAAAAGTCTCAGTTCCTCGGAAAAGGCGGCTACCAATAGAAGAAAAAAAGCCGCATCAGCAAAGGGAAAACAAAAAGCAAAGTATTCAAAGAAAATAGCGGGAAAAGTAAGAAGAGCATGAAATGGCAACATTAAAAGTAAAAATACAAGAAGATATATTAATTGATAATCAAGATTATGGTTCCAAGAGAATTTTGGAAATTGCTAGTATTAATGAAGTAATGAAAAGAATTGTTACGTGTGCCGCTAGTCAGACCACTACCATAGCTGTGTTTAATTCAAATGCATATGGAGCGGCTGGTGCTGTAGATATTGAAGATTCAAAATATATTAGAGTAACAAATTTAGATGGGTCTAACGCTGTTGAGTTAGCCGTAGTGGGTGCGGCAACATTATATCAAGTAACATTAAGTGCAGGTCAGAGCCATGTTCTTGGCAGTGCTGATGGTTTAATGTTATCAGAGGCCGATACGAGTCCAAGTTTTGGAACAATGGCTGACCTAGGAAGTATTCAAGTCAATCCCGGTTCTAATGCCGTGGATGTTGAAATTTTCATAGCGAGTGCATAATGGCAACATTTGAAGCACAGGTAGAGGGATTAACAAGCTTGGCAATAGATGGAAGTAGTGCTCCTACACAAGCTGAACTAACTCAGTTCCTTACAGATGGTGCGGCTGAGGTATTGAATAGTCTACCTAGGTCTTTGCTCCCTCTTTGCTCTTCTTCTACCAGTTTTACCTCCGGAAGCCCTAATACATTAAATACGGGTAAGGTATTGAATGTTTTTAGAAACGATGGAGAAATATCTCAACCTTGCAGAAGAATATCTGCTTCTGACAAAGGCAGGGCTACTGACCCAGAAGAAATGATGTATGCAACGGCTACTGACCCTGTGTATTTCATAGATAACAACGCCTTAGATGTTCTTCCGGCTGGCGGCTCCTGTTCTTACTCAGAGGTTAATTACTCAGCGGTAAGTTATGCTGATAGCAATATTAGTGCCTTTCCAGATGAGGCTGAGTACCTTGTTGTTTTATACGCATCAGTTAAGGCCTTGCAAAATGTAATGGGTAGTAAGTCTAGTAATGCAGATGTTACAACTGCTCTAACTGCCATTAACACAGAGCTAGATGAAACTCAAGCCATATGCGACTTAATTAATACTCAGGTAGATGCCGCAGTTACTCAACTTTCTGAATCAGCAACTCAGGTAGACGCTGATGTGGATACTGCCTTAGCGGCTATTAATACTGCGGCTGATAGAATAAATACCGCTGTAGCATTGGCTAACTCAGAATTTGACCTAGCGGTAACATCGGCTAATTCATCTAATGAAGATACTGAATTAGCGGCTAGTCATGTTCAAGTAGGAAATGGATTCTTGTCTGAGGCTAATGCATCTGCAAATGAGGCACAGGCTTTTGCTGGTGAGGTAAATGCTAGAATGTCTCAAGTTGGAGGTTATAATCAAGTAGTAAGCGGTTATTTGAATGCGGCTCAGGGATATGCTAACGAAATACAAGCCAAGGTTAACATAGCTCAGGCATATGGAAATGAAGTTCAAGCAAGATTAGCGGCTGATGCAAGTGAGTATGGTAAGTATGAGAAGCAACAAGCTAAATTACAGGCAGATTATGATAATGGTATTACAAAGCTGAAGGAAAATTAATGGCAATTCATTCTTTAACTGTTAAGCAAGTATTGAGTAGGGTTAGACAAGTTTTTCCAGATGCTTCAGAGGCGTATGTAATTTCCTTAATCAATGATGCATTAAATGAGCTTGGTCAATATTCGCAAAAGTCAATGTCTGCAAAGATAGACATAGTTGCAGATCAAATGTTT